ACATCGCTATCATCTTCAGATGTAACCTCCGTGCAAGCATTACGCAACGTCTCCTTTTCCTTCTCAAAGAAATTGAATGAAAACCCCGGTTCGGCGGTTGATAGGGCTTGTCTAACATTCTGCTTAAAAGTACTCCCAACATCTCCTGTCTTCCAATAGTTAAGTAACCATTCAGTATCATAGTTCACGCTAATATTTGTCATATCAAGCGGAGCATTAAAATTAAAGTCTTGTTCTTTGACTTGACCAACGGTGAAACCTGTCTCACCTACAGGCATATCATACCAGTTTTTGCTTACAAGAAACTTTTCTATATCAGCATGTTTCCAATTAAGACTAGCATAGATAGCAGACCTACGACTACCACCTTGCATAACACGCCTACCAATCTCATTGATCATTTGCATCTTTGGTATAGGACCAGAAGCAAGACCACCAGTGCCTTGCAGTATCCGACCTTCTTCACGATACACAGAATAGTCAATACCAATACCACCACCTGTCATAAGACAAGACTCAGATTTCCAAGATACATTTGCCCAATCTTCTCTGGTGTCCTCTTCTGCACGTAAAAGATAACAGTTATTAAAAAATCTATTATCACGACCAGCATAATAAAGATAGCGACCACCGGGAATAAACTTCAAATCAGTGATCATACGTTTTAATTCATCTTTATCATCCTTTGATAAATAGTTTTGACATACATCATCTACCAACGTAATGGCTAAAGCATCCCATGTTTCACACCCATGATGGGCATATTTATGTTTAAATATATCTTCACTAAATTTAGAGCGAAACATTGGATTTTCGTTTGATCTAAACTGTGGCATTTTATTCCCCCTCTCCATAATCTAATTCTAATATTAATTGTGCGTAGTGTATTACTTTCTCTATATCCTTACGGCCATCTCCTTTTTTCCTGTGTCTTGTAATATACTTAACAACATTGCCTTCAAAATAATCTAACTTATTTTTATGAATATATTCAACAGGTTGTATCAAACAATCTTTATAATGATCACCACCAACTTGTTTTTTTGAAGCTCTTTCTTCTTTTAATCTATCAAGATAATAATCATGAGTACGTTTATTCAAAGAATTTGATAATTCTTTTTTTGACATTTTTGTTTCCTTTTTGGTTTACAACAGAGTAAGCAAACTCACGAACAAACATAGGATCTAATCCTGCATTGTCGCAAATTTCTTCAAAGTCAATTGCTGTTTGTCCTGATGTTGTAAAAAACCATGAATGTGCACAGCTTCTAGAAACTGAAACACTGGCATCGGTAACAGATGTATTAAGTTTTGTAAGATCCATTAAAGCCTGAAAAATGACTGACGTATATAATTTACGATATCTTTTTTCTAATGTGTCATCGCCCATGTTTTTCCTACTTTGTAGTCACAGTCTAGTTTGCATTTCATTTTTAAAATCCTTGTTGTTAAATCAATAGCTCCTTTTGTAATCGTACAAAAACGATCAACATCTTTATTTAATACTTCAAATTGATATTCATCATGAATAGATGCTACTAGCTTTGCATCTATACCATACATGTTAATCTTTTTAATAATATGTATCAACCATGTTTTACAAACGATAGCCCCAGCACCCTGTAATAAAGTATTTAATGCAGCATGTTCAGATCTTATCTTTAAATATCTACCATCAAGACCTTTTACTTTCCCGCTTTCAGCTTCCTTTTGTGTTTTTATTCTTAATTCTTTAAGATCTGGTAAGTTATCTAAAAAAGTATTAACTAACATTTGACCTTTTTCTGCATTACCTCCCACAACTTTACCTATTTTAGCTGCTCCTGCTCCATAAAGAAAAGCATAAATAAAAGTTTTTGCCTGATCTCTGTCAGTAAGACCAGCTAATTTCATGTTAGCTGTATGTATATCTCCTTCTAAAACTTCTTCTATGTATTTTTCATTGTTCATATAATGTGCAAGGCACCTAAGTTCTAAACTAGAAGCATCTGTACCCACCAGTGAATATTTATTGGGATCACTAACTGTCCATAGATCTCTGCATTCTTTTCCATATGGACTATAGACGGCAGGTACTTGAGCCATGTTAGGACTATGATGTGCCATTCTTCCTGTGATAGTTTTTAATGTAAGAACTTTACCTCGTACTCTTTCATCCTCTCCACATTCTTTTATCCACGCTTTTAATAAACCAGTTCTTTTTTGTAACAAGAAAAACCTACTAAACATTTTAGCTTCTGGCATATCAATATCATTTAATATTTTTTCATTGATAATAATATTACCTTTATCTGTGTAATGGCTTGGCTTCCATCCTTTTTGTTGTAGTCTTTCTGCTATTTGTTTTCTGCTTGCTATGTTAAAAGGTATGTATTTAACTTTAGTTTTTAACTGCACTTCAGTTGGTGGAAATATTTCTTGAGCTTTTTCCTCAAGCTTTTTTTCTTCCTGTTCTAATTGAGCGAGCAAAACTGTAGCTTCTCTTATCTTAAAAGCAAAACCATTTCTTTGTTGCTGATCTATTATGGTTCGTATATTATGTTCAAGCCTTATAGATTTTTCTGAAAAGTCTTTGCCTTCTCTTTCTAATTGATGTGCAACTCTCCAAGTAAGTTCTGTATCACGGATACAATATTCCAACATGTCTTTGCTGTATGACCTAAACTCATTAAAGTCTCCTTTATTATAGTTTAAACGATTACCCCATGCTTCCAAAGAATGACCGCCTTCTCGCATTGGATTAAACAGTTGTGATTCAATGAGTGTATCTCTTACTTGGCTAACTTTAATATTACAATTTAATATTCTATTAAGAATAGGGGCGTCAAACGACACCCCATTATGCATAATAAATTGATCTATTTTTTGTGACCACTCTGGAAACTTTTTACATTCATCAAGCACCCATGTTTTTATTTCTCCTGTATCATAATCTTTTGAAACAATGCAATGTATCTTTGTTGCATTCAGCGAATCAGTTTCAATATCTATGATTGCTTTCATCACATATCTACTAGTTTGGCATCCTCTACATTAATATGGAAATAGTTTTCGTTTCTTGTATTAGGACCATAAGCTTTTTTAATTTTACTTTCTGCAACTGTCTTTCCTGAAATATGCCATGCTTGTTTACAGTCATTTCTAAATACAACAAATGTTAATTTATCACTTGGAAATTCTTTTTGCCAACGATCAATTAATCTTTTCTTTCTAAATGGTATGCGTATATCTTTCCAATGTTCCGGCCACTTACCTTTCCAAGAATATTTTATTTCAACTTCATAAAAGTATTCTCTTGGTTTAATTGTTGAAACATCATGATCAATTTTATTACATACTAAATCAAATGACATTGTTTCTTTGTCGTCTATATTTACATAGCCATTTAAATTTAGCCATTTTATCATAGCCTTCTTAGCAGGGGGATCTGACTGATCATACAGATCTTTGTCAAAGGGTTTGGTCGTACTCATTGTTATCCTCCCGTTCAGTAGGTTCTAGTTCTGTCATCCTACCAGTTTCATTATCGTAATGCAAATAAGTTGCTATACCAGTATCGCCAGTATACCTGTTCTTTAATACACGTAGCACAGTTGTATTTGCTTCAATTGGATCATCTGCTTGTTGGTTACGTTCTAAAGCTATCACTGAATCAGATAGATGTGCAATAGCTGCTGAACCACGTAGATGTGATAAAGAAACTTCACGCCCATCTTCATGACCACGATCACCCATTGGCCTTCTTAGGTGACTTACAAGCAATAAAGATATTCCTGTTTCTTCAACCAAAGATCTTAGCTTAGTCATTAATATATCAATAGACTTACGCTCATCCCCATTATCTTCTTGACCTGATACAAGAATAGATAAGTGATCTAGTATCACCCACTTTGTGTCCATAGCCTTAGCCATGAAACGAACACGGTTAAGTATTTCATCATTACTAGTGCTACCAAAATGATCAAAAGCAAAGAAACGATTTGTTCCGGTAGTTTTATCACGCCAATCTCTCAGTTCATTCAAGCTGTATTGATCTCTTATTTCTTTAATATACAATCTTGCATTAGCTTCAACAGACATTAGATGAAACACTGTATTCTTTACACTTTCTTCCAAAGCAAAGAAACCAATATTATCTTCAGTATTTTTAAGAAGATGATGTGCAAGCTCTCTAATAATACTAGATTTACCCATGCCAGCACCAGATGTAAAACACACAAGCTCACCAGTTCTTATACCATATGTCTTTTTATTCAAACCCTCCCAAGGATATGGGCAGGTATCGCAATAATCTTCTTCAAATAATTCATCACCAAAAGAACCAAGATTAATTATACCAGCAGGAGTATATGGCTCTGCTGCCCACCAAGACTTAGTAAATCTTTCACGTTGATTTACTTTTAAATATTCATTTGGATCTTTAAGATCTAAATTAACAATCTTACATTTATTAGGTTCAAATAACTTTGCAACATCTTCTGCTGCTTGTTTGCCTTGCTTATCATTATCAAAGCATATTACAATATTATCAAAGCTATTAAGAAAGTTAAAAGACTTCTTGCAATTAGTAGCTGCTGATTGTGCACCATTCTTTACTGATACCACAGGCCATTTTGATCCGAGTAATTCGTAAGCACTCATAGCATCAAGCTCACCTTCGACTACTGTAACGTACTTACCACCTTTACCAAATATATTTTCTCCAAATAAAACAGCCTTGGATAAATCTCCTTCAACCCAGAAATCTTTATTCTCTGTTTTTCTAATCTTAGAAGCTACATGTTCTCCTTTACTATCAAAGTATTTGTAGATGTGATGGCTCTGGTCAGTGCCACCATTATCATTTACATATGTGTTATAAACTTTAGCTGAGTTTTCAGAGATTTTACGATCAGTTAAAGCTGCTAAATAACCTCCAGTTTTTAGAGAAGATGTTTTATTTATTGATGAAACATTAGATTGTTGCATGGATAAATCCTTATCATTAGAAAAACGTGTATTACAAACAAAACAAAAAGAATGCCCATCACTATGTTGGACATTCCCATCACTTGATCCACATGCAGGACATGGACCTCTCTTTAACCAGCCTTCGGCCATCACCATTTACCTTTGCTATATTGAAACATATCATTAGCAATGCTGTTTCTTTTTGCTATCACCTCCCTTTCTATAGAAACCAAAGTTTCAATTTGATCAACTCTTTCCATATTTTCAAATGATTCTTTAAAATTCATTATAGGACTTTGACGGCCTTTTCTTTTTTCAACAACGAGTAAAACATCATTCATTTCTTTTAACCTTTTTTATAGTATATCTAAACTCAGGATCAGATCCTAAATGATACCACAAAAGGTAACGATAATCAAGAGCCTCTTTAGCTAACTTATAAGTACTATAACTTTCTATAATTTTTTTATTATCATTATGTTGCATAATAATATTCCAAGTGCTAGACATGGGCAGCGCCCCCGCATGGAAAGGGGGCGTTGACCATATTAATTGTACTCTTCAATATCATTTTGAATATTTTGAATAAAATCATTTTGATCAGCTAACATATCTTGTAGTTCTTCTTTGGCAAGTCGTCGTGCAGTTTTAGAATCATACCCCTCATTTTGATATTGGCTGGTAAGTTCTTTAAAAATTTGTTTTCGTTCTTTTTGCCAAAGATTTTTAGCCATTATACTAACTGGCACTTTCCTCTATATCATTCCAGAACTGAGCTACATCATTTTGATCGTGTGGATTGTAACCACATTCAATCATAAAATCATGTAGTGCATTGTATTCTTGTCTGCTTGTTTTTATTTTTTTTCTGTAAGCTTCAAAGTCTATTACATTTTCATTTTGTTTTGATACTTCCCATGATTTATCAATATCAATACCACGAATTTTTTCTAAATCTTTAGTCAAGATATCAATCCTTTTTTGTGAGCGGTTTAGCTGTCGTTTCAACGTGTTTATTTGTTTGGTAAGTAATTGTTTTTCTTTATCAATTTCTACCATATCATCCGCTCCTTTAATTGGTCTAGTAAACCTACCACCTACATAGTTATTATAGTAGGCATACTTATCAGTACCGTCAAGTATTTTTGTCAAGACTCCAAGCTTCATTTGATAGTGAAGCTCGTAGTATTTCATGGTTCTTTTGTTTTCGTATTGATCTATTATTTCAAAATTAAAATGTTTCTTTCCTATTTTTTTAATATCTGCAATTAAAGCTTTGGAAGATCCCATGTATTCTTTCCAATTAGATGATACATTTTTTCCATTTCTTTTTATAAAATATTGTTTGCATCCAATGTAAGACTGTTTTGTTTTTTTATTAGTAATTTTATAGACAAAACCAAAATACTTATCAGGATCTGGTTTTACTTTTTTTGTATATTTCCAATGCATTATTCTTTTAATTCTTCAACATCTGGTAATCTTCCTATTTTTGTAAGATACCTTTTATTTTTTGCATAATTAAATACACGAAGTCCTTGACCCTCATTAGCATCTGCCCAACATTCTCTCTTATAGTCGCAATAAACACAACCAATAGGAAGCTTATAGTTGCCAGACTTACCATCAGGTATATCGGAATAGCACCTATCAGGTATGCTATCGTTTGAAACCATTCTTTTAAGGTATTCAATACGTTCTTTAGCATTAATCATTTCCAATGAATGTACTGGGGTTAAACATATCTCACCTGTAGATTTATCAATAGCTAGGAATGCAGCTTCATTAACTCCATTAGCTTGAGCATATGCAGATATCTGAGATATGTATCCAAAAGGATCATCTTCATAAAGTCTATTGTATTTAAACTTTTCAAAACTTTTACCTGATGCACTTTTACAATCAACAAGCACACCATCTATTACTGCATCTTGATGACCTTTAACACCTTCTATATCTAATTCTTTTTGAGTTTCTTCAACGGTGTGACCAGCAATACGAGTTAATAATAATAATAATTCTTCAAGTAAGTGACCGTATAAAAACTTAATTTTTGTAGAGGATGGTAAAGGATTTTGTTTTTGTTTTAAATTAGATCTATACCAAAGTTGGCGATTAGGTTTACCTATTGCAGACAATCTTAATTTATTATCATCTTTTCTATCTTCACAAAGAGATAGTGTAATCTGACTACAAACTTCCAAGGCAAATTTATTTAGATGTTCTGGTAAAGCTAATAACTGTTTTTTAGTTAAGCTACCATCATCAAAAAGATTATATATATCTTTTACTAAGTTATTGATATTTTTTTTAGTCATGAGAGAATGGGGAGCCACAGAACGTGGCCCCCCTCTTCAGGTTATGAAGCAAAAGGAATATCATCATCAGATGTATAGCCTGATTCCACAACATCAAAATCTTCGGCTTCACCATCAGATGAATATGGTACAAGCTCAACTACTTGAACTTTTTGTAGATCCGCAGACCTACCTTCTTTGTTTTTCCAAGCCCAATCATATGGCCTGTAAAGAACATTAACTTTAGATCCATTACCAATCAATGTATTAAACATTGGCTGACGCATAGAATCTACAAGTTCAGGTGCTTGGTTAGTACCATTTTTACCTTCTACTTTACGCTTAATGGTTACGAAATCACCACGTTCATCACCCTTATTTTTAACTGATAAACCATCTGCTTTTACTTTAGCAATGTTATCAGCATCCAGAGCTACATCAATAGTCCAGCAAGGTTCAAACGTAGTGTTGGGCTGTGATATTGAAGCCCAGTAAGCAGTACCTGATATTACAGTCATTGTATTCCTTTCAAGTTGTAATGACTAATAAGTTCTACTATGTCTTATATAAGGTTGTCAAGAAAAAAATTAATGAATACGATCAATAGTTATATCTAAATTTTCATCATCAAAATCATCTGGTACATAAGACATAAGTTGATACAAAGTTTTAAGAGCATCCTCTTCTGTTTTAAAAACTTCAATCTTGGTCCCGGCATCATTTGTCATAGGATTAAGAGTTTCAAAGATACCGGAACCAAATTCGTCAAGAGAATACTCAACTAAAATATATGACATCGCACCTCCTTTATGCTGCCATTTCAAGTTCTTTCCATTGTTTTGAATTAACCATGTCAGATACTCTGTCTTCTCTTAACTTAACAGTGTTACGATTTTCTTTGATATGTTGAGTATCTTTACCATAATAGAAGTTACCACCTTCTTTACCTGTCATTAAGCTAGGATGAGAAGACCAATAAGTAGCAGCATTGTATACATTATATAAAGTACCTCCCGTGTTTGTACCATATTTATCATAAGTACCACGGCCAGTAATGTGTCTGCTCTCTTCATCAAATATTTTCATAAGATTAGATAGCATAATTTTGTTGCCAACATTTTTACGTTCAACATTATCAAATCTTTTTGCTAATGTATTTTTAAATAAGCTAACAACATTGTCACGATTAACAGGAGTATTATACCATGCTTTCATTTGTTCAATACCATCACCACTAATATATTTAGTAGCGTTGCTAATCTTTGCAGCAAAGCCTACGATATCAAAGTTTTTACTGTGTCTTCCATAAACATGAGCTAGTTTATTACCACCTACTAGTGTGTTCCAGCATTTAGCTCTCCATACACCCATCATACCATTGTTAGCCCATGTACGATTATGTGATGTACGAAAGCAAAACTCAGGTACAATAAGCTCATCTTTACCTCTACTAAGAAAGCCAGAGTTACCATCAAGAAAAGTTTTTTGACCATGGAATCTAGCTTTAAGTTCTAATTGTTCACCATCACCTAAAACATTTACACTAAACTCTGTTTCAGATAAATCTAGTTTTGTATTTTCATCATTGGATGCAATGGTTAAAGCATCTTCAATATGATCTACAATCTCTGTATATTGAACAGGTACATAGCTTTCAGATACAATAGCTAAAGGTTTTTTAGTATCAGATCTTCTTAGTCCTATACCAATATCAGATGGCATATCAGCCAGCTTAAAAGTTTCTACATTAAAGTTAAGTTGACTACGATCAAACATTTGCATTATCTTTTCCTATAGTTTATAAATGAGGTTCGTCCTCAAAAGAGGGGACGAACCGAGTGGAGCTTGTGTAACTTTAATTGCTTCAGGATAGTCTTCTTTCACCTCATACTCTGTTTCATACATTGTTGCCGTCTGTATTATTTTACCAGTACCACCACATTCAGGACAATAGCGTCCCATAGATGATACCATGTTTTCATATATAATACCTTCTTCACAATCGTTACAATAACTTTCTACTAACCATGTTGTATCTTCAGATGTCATTTACCTTGACCTCTGTATCTTTTCCAAGATAATTTTTTACTTTTATTTTTAGGTTTAGACCTAACACTATGTCCTATTGATGTTCTCTTTTTAATACGATGTAAATTAGGATCATAAACATTTGCAGATTTTTTAGCCATGATTATTCAACCAATCATCACAAGCATCGTGAATAGATTTTAGTTCTCTTTCAATATACTGATTAACATCAGCTACATTTAATGAAGCACCACTCTCTTCAATTTTATGTCGAACCATTGGTACAACCCATGGATCAGAGCCATTGAAAGCATAGTCAAGTATTTCTTGTTTAGTTTTAAACTTAGGTACAGCCATAGTAATCTCCAATAAAATAAGGGAAAGCCCCTCAAGGTAAGGGGCTTTTCCGAATTAATATGTAAGAACTTCGTAAGAATCTACATCACCATAAGTAGAATAATTTTTCTTGCAGTTATCACAGATATAAATATTTTTTTCCATAATAAATGTTTTTTCACAAGATAAACACTTACGTTTTCTATATTTACTATTTTCTTTTTGTAATTCTAATTCTAATTTTTTCTGTTTAATATCTTCTACTAACTCTTCAAAAGATACTCTTCCTATTTTTTTCTTCTTTTTAATTCCTTTTTTAAATAAACCTCCATTTCTACTAACAATACCAATTATTACATTTCTTGTTAAGTCTCTACTAGATCTTTGAGAATATAATTCTTTAGCTCTTGGATGATTTGCTATTTGTTGAGCTGATAGCCCATCAAACCAATGATCTAATACAAAAGTTTTAAACTGTTTTGTGTTCATTCTATTATTTCCACTTCTGATTCGGTATTAATCCAAACTCTTGCACCACAAGATAGTGGTTTATCAGGACTATATTCTATTGTGCATGGTCCTTTTATATGAACTTTACTTGCATATGTATTACTTTTGTAAGTTTTTACAGTTAATACAGGATCTTTTTTTCCTGTCTTTTGATTAGATTTAATTATGTGTTGATTCACATGTACTTTAGTTTGAACCATAATTATTCTCCGTTAAGGATATCCCACCAAGCATTCATTCTTCTGTTATCCAATCTAATGCACCCATAAGATATTGATTCATTTCTCTTGGTGCCATTCGAGGTGTAAGGTGATGTGAACCGTTATAGTCTATTAAAGTATATCCACCATAACATGCAGCATGGTCTAATTCAACCATAAAAGATTTATGTTTTATTTTTTTATTTAAAAGATCTACTTTTTCTTGTAGACTTTTTTTTGTAACACGGTATTCCATTTGTATCTCCTGTATAGAAAGGGAAAGACCCCTCACAAGAAGGGGTCTT